TCCCTATTGATGAACTTTCAGAACAACAATACCCAGCAGTTATAGTTCAAACATCAGAAGAAACTAGAGATGATTCGGAACTAGGTAGTGGCGCAAGAACAAGACACGGGACGATTGATTTTGTAGTATCGGGTTTTGTTAAAGGTGCAGAAACTAATATAGACACTAAAAGAAATGAATTGATTACGGCTATTGAAACTGCTGTTGAAACTGATATTACAAGAAATGGTAACGCATTAGATACAATGGTCGTATCTTGTGAAACTGACGAGGGTTCTTTATTCCCTGTTGGTGGCATTAGAATGACAATTAGATGTATGTACGAATATCAATCAGGAACACCATAAGGAGAAATAAATGGATAAAATAATAAATAAAATACAAAAGAAAATAGACGCAATAGAAAAATTACACGACAAAGAGAGTTTAATGTGTGAGGAAGTAAAAGACCTTTTAGAAGAACTTAGAGAAAACCAAGTTGAAGATAATATTGATGAGGATTTTGAAGAAGAATTTGAAGAAGATGAAAAGTTTGACGAGGACGAAGATAAGTAGTAAAAGGACATATTATGGCTAAAGATATTAAATTATATAAAGATGGGAACGAAGTTACTATTAACGAAACTCAGCTTGAAAATTTTATAGCACTTGGTTATAAGCAACAAAACGAAAAAAAAGATAAACCAAAAAAGGAAAATAAAAAATGGCAACACATCACGGAAAAGAAGGTGTAGTTAAAGCGGGTGGAACTGCAATCGGAGAATTGACAGGATTCACGTTAGAAACTACTGCTGATGTTGTAGAAGATACTGCATTATCAGACGCAACAAAAAGTTTTATAGCTGGAAGAACATCATTTTCAGGAACTTTAGAAATGAGTTATGATGAAACTGATTCACCACAACAAACTTTAACTGTTGGTAGTTCAATATCTTTTGTATTATTACCTGAGGGTGATTCATCAGGAGATGAAAGCTTTACAGGTTCAGGAATTGTAACAGGAATGTCAGTTAATAATGCTATGGACGCAGTAATTACTAGATCAGTTACTTTTCAAGGAACTGGTGCTTTGACTAGAGCAACTGTATAATATTAATTTATGTCAGTAATAGACATTGCTAAGTCACATTTTGAAAACTTAGGAACGCAATCTATTGAAGTTCCTGAATGGAAAGATGAAGATGGAAAGCCTGTTATCCTTTATTGGAATCCAATAACACTATCTGAAAAGAACAAGCTATTAAAAAAATCTGATACTCTAAATGATGTTAGTTTATTAGCTGATGTATTGCTTATGAAAGCTTTAGATAAAGATGGAAACAAAGTATTTAAAGTAGAAGATAAACTAGCTTTAATGCACAAAACCGACCCTGATGTCCTGACGAGAGTTGCCACTATTATGGTTCAAGCTCCCTCAGTTGATGAGTTAAAAAAAAAATAAAATCAACACCTGAAATTAAGAATTTACTTGTAGTCGCAGATAGATTAAAAATAACATTATCCCAAGTTTTACAAATGGAAGTTTGGGAGTATAATCATTGGTTATCGTATTTGCTGATTGAACAAGATGAGCATATACAAGCTATGAACAAGGCAAGACACAAATAATGGCACAAAATTTAAAAATAAATATAACAGCACAAGATAAAACAAAACAAGCTTTAAGTGGTGTTAGAGGAAGACTTGCTGGTTTAAAGAGAGCAATATTTTCAGTTCAAGGTGCATTAGTAGGATTAGGTGCTGGTTTAGCTGTTCGATCTATTGTTGGAACAGGCAGAAGTATCGAAGACCTAAATGTTAGATTAAAACAATTATTTGGTTCAACACAAGAGGGTGCTAAAGCTTTTGATGTAATGGCTAACTTTGCGGGTAAAGTTCCATTCTCATTAGAGCAGATTCAAGCCGCATCAGGAAACCTAGCTGTTGTAGCTGGAGATGCAAATAGACTTTCAAAAATATTAGAGATTACAGGTAATGTAGCGGCAGTAACAGGTTTAGATTTTACAACAACAGCAGAACAAATACAAAGATCGTTTGCTGGTGGTATAGCGGCCGCAGATATATTCAGAGAAAGAGGTGTTAGAGATTTATTAGGATTTAAAGCTGGTGCAACTGTATCAGCAGAAGAAACAATAGCGGCTTTTGAAAAAGTATTTGGTAAAGGTGGAAAATTTGGAAATGCAACAGATGAATTAGCTACTACATTTACAGGTACTCTTTCAATGTTAGGTGATAAACTATTTAACTTTAAAAGAAATATAGCTAATGCACAATTTTTTGAAACATTAAAAGAAGAATTTAAATCACTAGACGAATTTATTGCTGACAACGCACAAGCTTTTGAAGATATTGCAAATGTTATAGGTAAAATTTTAACAGGTGCAGTTAAATTATTTTCTGCGGCTATTAAAGGTGTTGCAAAAGCTGTCGGAGCTTTACGATCTGCTTTTGAGGGATTTATAGCATTATTAAATAAACTTCCTTTTGTTGAAATAGAAATAATGACTAAACAGCAAAAAGATTTTTTAAGAGATATACAAGCACACGATAAGCATATGATGAATATTAAGAAATCAACTGCTGGTGTGAAAACTCTAAATAAAGAAAATAAATCAATTATACAGAAAACAACTGAAATATTAGAAAAGGAATTAAAAAAATTAACACAACCAGCAGAACAAATTGGAAGAATATTACAAATGGGCATTGATGGATTCTCTAAAGGATTAGCAGAGTCTATTGTTATGGGTAAAGAATTAAATACTACAATGAAAGATTTAGCTAGAACTTTACTTACAGAAGTTTTAGCAACTTTAATTAAAATAGTTGCACAAAAAGCAACTATGTTAGCAATATCAAAAGCAGAAAAACAATTACAAGGTATTATGGGAGTTATATCAGGCGGCAAAGGTGGTATTGGCGGAATATTAGGTGGAGTTTTAGGTGGTATTTTACATTTTGCTAAAGGTGGTGCAGTATCAAAAGGACAACCTGTTGTAGTTGGCGAAAGAGGTGCTGAACTATTTATACCAAACCAAACAGGACAAATAACACAATCAGCAAGAGGTGTTGGTGGTGGTGCAGTAAATGTTAATTTTGCAATAACAACTTTAGATGCAACGGGATTTCAAGATATGTTAGTTCAAAATAGAGGAACAATATCAAATATAATTAATCAAGCAGTTAATGAAAGAGGGAGTAATAATTTAGTATAATGTCAGGTGCTTTCCCAATATCAAATGCAAAGTTCTCAACTATGGGAATTAAGTCTATACAAAATACAATTATCTCTAAATCTGATAGTGGTAAAAAATTAGCACGTCAAATAGATGGTCAAAGATTTGCATTTACAGTTCAAATAATTACAGGAAATAGATCAGACATTTACGGAGAACTTATGGGATTTATTGTGAAACAAAGATCAGGCAAAGAAAACTTTACTATCATTCCACCTGAAATAGAAGATGCAAGAGGAAGTGAAACAGGAACAGTTTTAGTTAATGGAGTTCACGCAGTTGGTGATACAACTATAGCAATGGATGGATTCTCTGGAGATGGTGCGGGGAGATTTAAGACGGGAGACTTTATTAAATTCGCCTCGCACGACAAAGTATATATGATTGTTGCAGATGTTACTTCAAGTTCAAATGCGGCTACTGTTACTATTGAACCACCTCTTACAACAGCTTTAGCAGATGATTCAGTTGTAACTTACGATAATGTTCCATTCACAGTTTATCTTACTTCTGATATACAAGAGTTCGGTGCTGTCGGTTCTAATAAAGATGGCGCTGTTTTATATGAATATCAATTTGATGTTGAGGAAGCTTTATAATGAAATACTTGGTTAAGCATTGGATAAATGTTGATATGATTGCGGAAGAAGTTATTGATGGTAATGATGTAGATTTAAAAAAAAATAATATTGGAAAACACGAAGAACCATCAGAAAATGCAAAATATGTTGTTTCAGATAACATAAAAGTAAAAAGGAGAACAATAGAAGAATATGACGAGAAGTCTGACGACAGCAGTAAAGAACGAATTAGCGACTAATGACATTAGACCCGTTCATCTTATTACAATCGGTTTTTCTAGCCCTGTTAATATTACTGATTGTTCTTTCCCATTAACAAGTTCAGTATCAGGTTCTAGTGTAACCTATACTGCATCAGATTTCATAATGGGTCTTTCTAATTTTACAGAGGAAACAGATGTAACTAAAACATCATTAACATTATCTTTGTCGGGAGCAGATTTAACTTTTATCTCAACAGTATTAAATGAAAATGTTGTAAATGATAGTGTAGATATATTTAGAGGTTTTTTAAACGACTCAAACGCCCTTATAGCTGACCCATTTTTATTATACTCAGGAACAATAGACACTTTTGCAGTTTCTGAAAATGAAAAAGCAAGTACATTAAATTTGCAAATTGTTTCTCATTGGGCAGACTTTGATAAAACAAATGGTCGTAAAACAAACAATACATCACAACAAAGATTTTTCAGTGCAGATGTAGGTATGGATTTTTCGTCTCAAACTGTGCAAGACATTAAATGGGGTAGAGCATAATGGGTTTATTTAGTAAAGCAACAAGTTTTGTCAAAAAGATAATAACAGCACCAATAAAGATTGTAACTAAAGCTTTATCTTGGATTGCACCTAAACCACCTGAAATACCTGATTTTGGAACAACTGATTTTGACGATTTTGAAACAGGTATATTATTAAACAAACAATCGAATGACGCAAATATTCCTGTTATTTACGGAACAAGATTAGTAGGTGGAACTAGAGTTTTTATGGAAACTTCGGGAACAGATAACACTTATTTATATATGGCAATTATTCTCGGAGAGGGAGAGATAAACGATATAACAGAAATAAGAGTTGATGATAAAGCAGTAACTTGGGCAAGTGATTTAGCTGATAATACAGAAGTTGAAGTTGGAAGTGGGGATAGTAACTTTTACAAAGACTCAGCAAGTTTGATTAGAGTAGAACCTCATTTTGGGTCTGATAGTCAAACAGCATCTACACTATTATCTACATTATCGTCTTGGGGAAGCAATCATAGACTTAGAGGAATTGCTTATTTAGCTTTACGTTTTAAATGGAATCAAGACGCATTTAGTTCGATTCCTAAAGTTCAAGCAGTAGTGCAAGGAAGAAAAGTTGTAACTCTAGCGGCTAATTTATCAGAACAAACAGCAAGTTTTTCAAGCAACCCAGCATTTTGCTTATTAGATTATTTGAGAAATGAAAGATATGGAAAAGGTATTGCAACAGCAGATATTGACTTACAAAGTTTTTATGATGCTTCGCAAGTTGCAGTAACACAAGTCACACCATACTCAGGGGGTTCAGATATTAATATATTTGATTGTAATGCTGTATTAGATACATCAAAAAAAATAATAGAAAATGTTAGAACATTATTAAGAGGTTGCAGAGGTTATCTTCCTTATACAGGTGGAAAATATAAGTTAATTATTGAAACAACAGGTTCAGCTTCAATTACACTTACAGAAGATGATATTATAGGTGGCTACACACTTAATAGTGAAAATAAAAATGATAAATTTAATAGAGTTATTTGTAGTTTTGTAAATCCTGATAGGAACTACCAAGTAGATGAAGTTCAGTTTCCACCAATAGATGACTCAGGCTTAGCAAGTGCAGATCAACACGCAACAATGAAAACTGCTGATGGTGGTTTTTTATTAGAGGGAAGATTCGATTTTCAAACTATTACTTCACCATATCAAGCAGAAGAAATGGCAGAGATAATTCTTAGAAGAAGTAGAGAAGCTTTGAAATTAGATATAAATGTAAGTGGTGATGGTTACGATCTTGCAATAGGAGACATTGTAAATATAACACACGCATCATTAGGTTTTTCTGCTAAACCTTTTAGAGTATTAGCTGTAAGTTTTAACGAAGATTACACAATAGGTTTAACATTAGTTGAATATCAAGCTACGCATTATACTTGGGCAAGTAAAGCCCAACAAACAGCAGTTCCAACAACTACACTTCCAAATCCTTTTGTAGTACAACCACCAGCTAGTGTAACACTTACTGACCAATTAATATCTTATAATGACGGAACTGTAATCGTAGCTTTAGATGTTCAAATAGGTGCTTCTCCTGATAGTTTTGTATCTTTCTATCAAGTTGAATACAAATTAAATAGTGAATCTGATTTTAAAATACATTCACAGGGTTCAGGTTTATTTCAAAGGGTGTTAAATGTAATTGACCAACAAGTTTATGATGTAAGAGTAAAAGCTGTATCATCTTTAGGTTCTTCCTCAACATATGTATCTGCACAAAGAACTATTGTTGGTGCTACTGACCCTATTTCCAACGTAACAGATTTTTCTTGTAATATACTAGGAAACGAAGCCCATTTATCTTGGGAAGCCGTAACTGATTTAGATTTAGCTTATTATCAAGTTCGGTATTCAACTTTAACATCAGGTGCAGAATGGCAGAACTCAGTATCACTAATTGAAAAGGTATCAAGACCAGCAACATCAGTAACAGTTCCAGCAAGAGTAGGTTCTTATCTTATTAAGGCCGTAGATAAATTAGGCAACTTTTCTTTACAAGCCACAGTAATAGCAACAAATGTAACAGCTATTGGAAACTTCAATAATGTAGCAAGTGCCACAGAAAACCCAAATTTTACAGGAACTAAAACAAACTTAACTTTAGCTAGTAATTTATTAAGACTTACTGATTTATCACAAACAGGAACATATGACTTTGCTAGTGTAATTGACATAGGAGCAGTTCACACTTCAAGAGTAACAGCTTCATTAACTCAATTTTCAGAAGACCCAACTGATTTATTTGATGCTAAAAGTGGATTATTTGATTCAGCAACAGGTTCATTTGATGGAGACGCACCCGCTAACGAAAACGCACATTTAGAGATAGCTTTGTCTGATGATAATTCCACATTTACAGCATTTAGAAACTTTGTAATCGGTGATTATACGGCAAGATATTATAAATTTAGATTAGTTTTAATTTCAAGAGATGGAGCAACAACACCTGTTATTTCTGCATTATCTGTGTCTATTGATATGGAAGATCGAATACAATCAGGAAATGATATATCAAGTGGTGCTGGAACAAAAACAGTTTCATTTACAAAAGCATTTAAAACTGTTAATTATGCAGTAGGTATAACAGGACAAGGAATGGCAACAGGTGATTTTTTCTTAGTAGAAAATAAGACTATAAATGGATTTGATGTTACTTTTAAAAATTCATCTAATAGTGCTGTTTCACGAACATTCGATTTTATAGCAAAAGGTTTTTAAAATATGGCAAATCACGATTATGTAATAGATAACCAAACTTTTCCAGCTACAAGGACAGACTTAAATAATGCGTTATCTGCTATTGTATCAAATAACTCATCATCATCAGAACCTAGTACAACTTATGCTTATCAATGGTGGTATGATACTTCTTCTAACACTTTAAAGTTTAGAAACGCTGATAATGATGCTTGGGTTTCTTTTGCTATATTTGATATGTCAAATGACACAGTTAATATAGTTGATAGCACAGTTACTTTATCTAGCTTATCATCTTTATTCCACGATAGAGGTGCTTATGGTTCTTCTTCTTCACCGATCACTTACACAGTTACAGTTGGAACAAAAACAACAGCACACCCTTATAGCGGTGTTGGAAGTTCAAATGCTTATTTTTTAGAGTCGTTAGAAGCACCAGCATTTACTTTAAATGGAGCAGATACAGCAAAACCTTACTATTATAAATTTGACCAAGCAGACGCATCAAACTCAGGACACCCTTTAAGATTTTATTTAGATGACGCAAAATCAACTGCTTATACGACAGGAGTAACAACTAACGGAACTGCGGGGTCGTCAGGAGCATACACTCTTTTAGCAGTTGATGAATACACACCAAATATTCTTTACTATCAATGTTCATCTCACGCACATATGGGGAATCATTTTAAAATAATTTCAAGTAAATTAAATTCTAATGGTGTAACTTTTAAACTTCCAACAGCAGACGGAACATCAGGTCAAGCTATGGTAACAGACGCATCAGGTAATTTATCTTTTGCTTCTATATCAGAAACTAAACCAACAATAACATCTTCTAATTTATTTGTTGCTCCTAGCACATCAACTGCTGTTACTATTGCTGGAACTAACTTTGTTTCTGTTCCCATAGTTGAAGCTATTAATTCATCAACAGGTGCAATTACGAGAGCAAGTGCAGTAACATTTACAAGTGCAACATCAATTAACGCAACTTTCACTCTTGCTTCTGCTTCTTACTTTATAAGAGTTGAAAACAATGACGGAAACGCAGTTAGATCATCTTCTGCTATTTTATCTGCTTCTGCTTCTCCAACTTTTTCTACTGCGTCTGGTTCTATTGGAACTGTATCTGCGGGAAGCACAGTATCATTATCAGTAGCGGCATCATCAGACTCAACAGTAGCTTTTTCTGAAACGACATCAATTTTAACATCAAATTCTGACACACCAGCAACGACAATGAATCTATCTTTAAACAGTAGCACTGGTGCAATAACAGGAACAGCACCTAGCCCAACAGGAGATACTACTTATACGTTCACTATTAGGGCGAGTGACCAAGAATCGCAAACGGCAGATAGACAGTTTTCAATTACTGTTTCTGTTGGTATAAACAATTCAGGACAATTTAATTAGGATAATATTATGGCATCATCTTTATCTAGAACACCATCAGGATCAGGAAACCAAAGAACTTGGACATATTCAGGTTGGTTTAAATTTTGCACTACAGATCAAAACTTATTTCTTTTAAGTGCTGGTGCTTACGGTGATTCAAAGTCAATGCAACTTTTAATAGCTAACTCAGGAAACTTCTTACAATTTCAAGGGTTTTCAAGTGGTGGTTCTGCTGATTTTAATTGTGAAACAAATGCAGAACTGAGGGATATTGGAGCTTGGTATCATATCATGGTTGCTTGTGACACAACTCAATCAACAGCTTCTGATAGGGCTAAAATTTATATTAATGGTGAATTACAAACATTAAGAACATCAACGTATCCATCTCAAAACTATGATACAGGAGTTAATACAGCAATAGCTCACGAAATAAACGATAGACCAAGTGGAAGTTTTGAACAAACATTATACGCTACACACATTCATATGACGGACGGAACAGCTTATGCCTCTTCGACTTTTGGCGAAACAGACTCTACATCAGGAATTTGGAAACCAAAAACTGCACCATCAGTTACTTATGGAACAAATGGTTTTTTTTTAAAAATGGAAAATAGTGGTGCTATGGGTACAGACAGTTCAGGTAACTCAAACACATTTACAGTTAATGGAACAATAACTCAAGCTGAAGATACTCCGTCAAATAACTTTGCTACATTTAATCCTTTAAAAGATGGAAGAATTAATAGTGGAACACAATATAAAGCAACTTTCTCAAACGGAAATACAACATCTACATTTTCAGAATCAACTTACAACACAGGTGCTTTTTCTTCTTTAGCTGTTATGGGTGGTAAATGGTATGCAGAAATAAAATGCTCAAATAAAGGTGGAAATACTAAATTAGGTTTATTTTCAGCAGATGATTATGGAAGTGATGATTTTTCAGGAACATATTTATATGATAGTTCAGGAACATTCGGCGGTGCTTCTTATGGAAGTAGTTTTACAACAGGCGATATAATTCAAATTGCTTTTGATTCAACTAATGGTAATCTTTGGTTTGGTAAAAATGGAACTTGGCAAAATTCAGCAACTCAAAGTGAAATAGAAGCTGGAACTACAACAAATGCGGCGGCAACAGGTATAAGTACAACTGAGTTTTGGCATTTTGGAACTTATGGTGTTAATGCAACTGCTTTTCAAGCTAACTTCGGAAACGGAAGATATGGCACAACTGCTTTATCTTCATCAAATAGTGATGGTGCTGGACTAGGATTATTTGAATATTCCGTTCCATCAGGTTATTATTCGCTTTGCACGAAAAACATTAAAGATTATGGATAAACTATGATAAAAAGGAATTAATTATGGCCTATATAACTTTTCAACCATCAGATTATTTTAATACTAAACTTTACACAGGTAATGGTTCAACTAACAATATTACAGGAGTTGGTTTTGACCCCGACTTTAGCTGGTTTAAATCTAGAGCAGTAGAAGTTCACGAACTGTACGATAAAGTTAGAGGTGCAGGTAAAAGAATTATGTCTCAATCAACTGCCGCACAAAATGATGAAGCTTATCAAAGTTTTATAACTGATGGTTTTTCTTGGTCAGGTGGTGGAAATTGTAACTCTAACGGAGTTAATTTTGTTTCTTGGAATTGGTTAGCTAATGGTCAAGGTTCAGCTAACTCAGACGGAACTATAACTACAACATACACTTCGGCAAACACTACTGCTGGATTTAGTATTGTAAAATATACAGGAACAGGTGCAAATGCAACAGTAGGTCATGGATTAGGAGTTGCACCTAAAATGATAATATTTAAAAATTTAAACACAGCTACAGATTGGGACGTTTATCATGGCTCTTTAGCAAATACAGAAAGAATACATTTAAACACAACAGGTGCAAAAAATACAGCAACCCATGCTTTTAATAGTACTTCACCAACAACTTCTGTATTTTATGTAGGAACAGCAGATAATACAAATAAATCTAGTTCCCCAATGATTGCTTACTGCTTCGCAGAGAAAAAAGGATTTAGCAAGTTTGGTTCATATACAGGAAATGGAAATGCTGATGGTACGTTCATCTATACAGGATTTCGTCCAGCATTTTTTATGTGGAAACGATCATCTTCTAGTGGGGGTTGGTATATATCAGATGCAAAAAGAGACACTTTTAATGAAGTAGATGTAGTTTTATCTGTTAATGATAACGGTTCAGAATCAGATCAAGGAACAACTTTTGACCACGATTTTTTAAGTAATGGCATAAAATTAAGAAATAGTGTTGCGGCCGCTAATAGTAGTGGAGAAACATTTATTTATATGGCGTTTGCAGAACACCCATTAGTATCTAGCAACGGAGTTCCAGCAACAGCAAGATAATGGAAATTATTTGTTATATTTTTTTAACATTATGGATAATCGGAATAACTAATTAAATAGGAGTTTAATATGCAATTAAGCAAACACTTTAAGTTAGAAGAATTTACTAAATCAATGACAGCTATTCGTAAAGGAATAAAGAATGAAGCTGGTAGTGGAGAAATAAAAAACCTTACTGACCTTTGTTATGCAATACTAGAACCTGTTAGAGCAAAGTTTGAAAAACCTGTAATTATCACATCAGGTTATAGGTCAGAAGAATTATGCGAAGCTATTGGTTCTAAAAAAACATCACAACACGCAAAAGGACAAGCAGTAGATTTTGAGTTAGCTGGTGTTTCTAATTTACAAGTAGCCTTATGGATTTCTAATAACTGTGACTTTGACCAACTTATTTTAGAATATTGGAAAGAAGAAGAGAAAGACCCTAATAGTGGTTGGATTCACTGTTCGTTTTCTGAGGGAAGTAACAGAAAACAAATCTTAACATTTGACGGAAAATCATATAAAAATGGATTACCTGATGCTAAATGGTCAGGTGGTCAATTAGTAAATTAGGAGTTAATATGAAACTGACAAAGAAACAAAAAAAACTTCCAATGGCTTTACAGAAAGCTATTATGAAGAAAAAGAAGAAAACTAAAAAGAGGAGATAAACTATGCCATATCATACAGGACACGGAAAGAAAAAAAAGAAGAAGAAAAAAGGTAAAAAGAAAA